GAAGACATCTCTTCTCCTACTTGACCTGATAAAAAATTAAGCATTGCATCTGAATACTTCGTGTCGAAGCTATAGGGGTCAAATCTCATTTTAATCTCCTTTTAATTTGAAAACATTGAACCAAGTCCGCCTCCTGCAGCTCCACCCATCATCATTCCTGCTAAGGCAGAACCACCAATAGTTCCACCGGTTGCTGCCATGAGACCTATTCCTAAGGCTGTTCCGAGTCCAGACATGCTACCTTTACTCTGAAGCTGCGCTTGATAAGCCTGCATCGCTGCATTGTACTTTGCCAAGTCTTTTTGAGTTAGGGTTGAGTATAAGTTCTGTGCCGGACTGAGTGCATTGAATTCAGCATTTGTTGCCTGTTCTATTGGGTATAATTGATTTTGTCTTATAAGTTGCGACACGTTAAAAGCCGTCTCAATATCACCTCTTGATAAGGCATCATAATACTGTTTTTCAGCTTCAGCAAGATTCATTGCTTGGGTTTTTTGTGTGTACTGCTTTTGTTCATCTTGAAGAGCGAGATTATACATTGTAGTATAGTCACCTCTTTTAAGAGCGTCCATATACTGCTGCTGCTGCTGCTTCCTTTGAATGCCTTCATATGCCCAGGTTTTAGTAATATCGCCTACTCCTTCAGCAGATTCTTTTCCGTATTCTTGAAGCTTTTCATACCCAGGACCTGACCCCATTAAGTTTTCTGCTATAAGACTTTCTTGAATGGGCTTTAATCCTTTGTCTCTTGCTTCGCTGTATTTTCTTAAAACCGTATCTAAGTAGTCCTGCTCTATCTTGTTTGTATCGGTCAAGGAATAGTCCTGAGTGTCTATAAGACCTTTATATTTACTTAAAGCATCTGAAGAAAGAGTAGAGTCTGGTGTAATTTTACTAAGAAAATCTTCATAGCTTGTAGGAGTGTAGTCCTGAGTAGAAAATAAATTCTCCATTCTACTTACGGCACTCTTAGCTAAATCGCTCTCAGGCACGTTAAATCTTTGATACCATTCTCCGTAAGGCATATCTGCTAGGGATTTGGACTTTTGAAACAGCAGTTTTTCTAAATCTGTAGTCATTGGACTTTCTGCATATGTTGGGACATCAGGCTTTTTCGAGGACATACTCTCTCCTTACGTTAAATGATTTTAGGTGGTCGTCTTTATGATATTCTAAATATAATTTTTCTACTCCAGGATTTTTCTTTAAAAAGTTTCTCAGCATTTTAAGAGGTATACTTGTCTTTTCAAAACCATCCTTAACAACAATTTTTATTACAAATAAATTTTTGCCTATTGATGGGTTCTTAGGAAGATTGTCAAAGTCCTCGCTATCTGTTCTAAAGCAAAGTGCAAGTCCTACCAACTCCTTATTTATATAATACTTCTCTACCATATTCCAAGCATTGAGAAAATTATAAAGATGCAAGAGATAGCCCTTAGTTTCATTCTTGCGAACCCTTAAATATTTATCTAAAAGTAGTGTGTGCATTATTTAAAAAGCAGCTCAGCTTCTTCTTTAGTTATACCTAGTTTTTTAAGTAATGTGCTTTTTTTTACTTCCTCGCTCTGCTTCTTTGCTTCGAGCTGCATAACTCTTGCATCTATTTTACCCTGCTTAAATATTTTATCATCGTCGTTCATAAGAGCGAGTCTCCTTACTTGAACATAGTCTGGAATGACCTCTACAAGCACCGGCTTTTTATCTGGCGAAAATTGTCCTGAATGAATTGGCTTGTATTCATAGGTTTTAGATAAATCAATTTTATACTCATTATCTACCAATTCCAATACACTTAAATTCTTTTCTTTAGCTTCCTGCTGAATTGCCTTTGCCTGGTCTTTTTCAATTAAAATTATATCTTGAGTATCAGGGTTATAATCTCTAAACGGATGAAGGACTTTATCAAAATCTCCACCATTGCCATAAGCAGGATGGTCAGAAGCTCCTGACATTGATATAACTTCTTTTGTAGATTTATCTATTATAAGCCATAACCAGTAATCTTCGCCTGAAGCTGTATGGTATAAAGTTATAGCTGAATTCGTGCCGCCTGAATTACCATAAAGATAGATGTTTGTTGTATAACTATTCCATAGAGTATATCCTGAGCCCTGTGCCAATTTAGCTTCGATATTACCCCAAGTTATGCTCCATTTAGTTTGAGGCAAATGGCAATATTGACCACCTGTTAATGTAAGATTAGCAGCAGGCGTAGTTGATACCTCACTCGTAGCTGTTTTTAAAGCGGTAGTGTCTACGGTATTATCTGGTAGATAAGTTGAACCTGTTAAAGCAGAAGTATTTACTGTTCCTGCACCACTTAAAGAGCCATCAGCTAAGTCATCAAGTTGAGCGTCATAGGCTTGGACATTTGTGCCTATTGCTACACCGATTGAAGCTCTTAAAGTTGCTCCGCTTTCTGCTACTGGGTCAGTAGTTCCATCGCCTACTATCATTTCTCCGTCTGCCAAGACACTCATTGCAGTTATTGCGCCAGTTTCAGAACCAAGCAAAACTCCACCATCAGTTAAAGTTGAGGCACCGGTTCCACCGTCTGCGACTGTTAAATCAGTTATTCCTGTAACTGAGCCACCAGTAATATCGACATTAGAGCACTCTATTTCATTGGCACCTGCAGTAAGTTTTCCTCCTAAGCCAAATGTACCAGTTGTAGTTACATTTCCCAAGTTTGCCCAAGTGCCCGATACTGTCTGAGCATCTGTAAATGTCCACGTTGCTGCTGGCGTATAAGTAATGCCACTTGAACAATTAATTGTTAATGTATCAGCTCCATTGCCAATACTAGAATTGCCCGTAGCTGCAAAAGTTCCTGATACTGTAGTTGCTCCTGACAAAGTATTTGTACCTGAAAATGTACAAGCTCCTGAGGTTGATATTGCTATGTCAGTTGCTAAATTATCACCCTCAATATCATTTATCGTAGTGTAGAGGGGGTCTTCATTTCCGTTCCAAAGAGCTGCTGTAGGTATCTCGCCATCTGCCCAAACATGACTTTTACTGATATCAGCTCCAAGACTTAATTTTGTAGTCACAAGTAACACCATAAAAGCTATTAAAAATACTTTTATTTTTTTCATTGACTTCATCCTCCCAAATGTGCTATAATATTCCTATAATAGAAAGGGGATATTATATGGCTAAGCTTAAACGTATTTGTAAAAATTGTGGTATTGAATTTTCTTTTTATCCATATCAGGCAAGTCATAGAAAATTCTGCACCCATAAGTGCTACTGGCTTTATCAAATAGGAAGGCCAGGACATCCAATGTCTGAAGAAACTAAGAAAAAATGCAGTGGAACTTGGTTTAAAAAGGGTCACAAAAGTCTTCTTCCAGGAGGTCATCACTCCAAAGAAACTATTGAAAAGATTAGCGAAATGCGAAAAGGAAGCAATAATCCTGCTTGGAAAGGTGGATGTAAAATATTTGTCGGTGAAGGATATGCCAAAATAAGTATGCAAAATCACCCTTTTTGTGACAGCAAGGGCTATGTTCTTGAACATCGGCTTGTTATGGAAAAACATCTTGGTAGATTTCTTAAGCCGGAGGAAGTAGTTCATCATATTGATGGCAATATTAGAAATAACGACGTTAAAAATCTTAAACTTTTTAGCAGTCACGGAAACCACGTAGCCTTTCATCATAAGTTAAGGCGCTCTTCATAAATTAAACTCCTTTTTTAGTCGAAGATACTTTTCTTTCATTTCATTGTAATTTAGAAACTGCTCTTTTAGATAATAAGTCCTATTTTCTCCATATTTACCCCATCTTACAACAAAACCATCATCTGTAAAATCTGCAATACTTTTAATGTAAAAGCTATGGACCTGGTCATCTATTTTCATTTCTGCCTGAATGCAAAATTTATCAAGCTGTTCTTGTGTCGGTAAAGCTGCGAAGGCGTTCACAGTTATTGAGAGCAAGCCTACTAAGATTAAAATTACTTCACATCGTTTGTTCTGCATAATTCTACCCAATTTGTGTTATCATAGATTAGAGTTAGGGTTGCATATTCTCCTACTGCGTCTCCTCCGCCATAGGCCCCACCTACTAGCTTTACATTAGCTGCCCAACCAGCTATCGAGTAACCACCAACACCACCCTGCAAGAAAATCAAGCTTATAGCTTTTCCTTTATAGGCATTCTTGATAGTAATTCCGGTAACATTAGCTGTTAGGGTTATCAAAAAGCTTTCTCCTAGGTCGCAGTCAAAAATAGGCGTTGCGCTAGAAGCGACGAAGACCAGCCTTTTGTCTATAAACTCATAAAGCTCTCTTATGTAATCTCTTAGTCTAAAAAGCTCGCTTGGATTTTTTAAATCATTTAAAACTATAGCTTTTTCCATTATCCTATCCTATGTCCCGATAAATTCTGATACAAAATACCTAAAGCGTATAATCTAAAATACTGGTCTGAGGTAGCTTGAGTAAATCTAAGTTGAATTCTTTTGAAGCGTCTTAGGACCTCTAGTACAGATTCTGTCAAGTCTTCTCCTCCAAGTTCGCTTGTTCCAAGAGTCCAGTCAACTCCAAGTAATTCTCCTCCAGAAGAAGAATTAAAGTTGCCTAGACTTGTCCAAGCTGTCGACAAATTTGACCTATACTCTACCTGTAAATTAAAGCTTCCTACAGCATCCATCAATGCTATTAGATATCTTATTTTCTTCTCTCTTTGAGTATCTCCAAAGTCTATCCAACTCGAGACGTATATAGAAGAATACGCACTTCCTAAATTATTATATACTGCTGGGTCATGTTTAGCTACGAATCCAGTATAAGTGCCGGAATACATAAACTCTCTTCCAGATATTGTTCTGAGGCCAAAACTATTAATAGGAAAATCGCATATTGCCCACATCATGTTTTTGTAGTCCAATACTAGACACTTATCGTTGGTTGCATTTGAACCACTACTAAAAGCGCAAAAATACAAATTCTTTTCCTTTATTACGCCACTTGTACAGTATTCGAGTCTTGATAAGTTTATTTGAAACGGTGCTCCTTCAGAGAAAAATGGCTTTATATCGTCTCCTATTGCTGAAATTGAATCTCCTATGAGTTGATAAAAGTTATCGTATCCCATCCAGATTAATCTTGCTGGATAAATTCCGGCAGCCGGAATTGACTGCATAGTAAAGTTTGCACTAACTCCTATATTATCTATTTTATAATACTTAAAAGGAGGCTCAGTTCCGGTATGGTATTGCCTATAAACAGAGGTCCTTTTGCCTACAATAATATTGTCCAGATGCCCGGATGCTCCGGATACAGCCTCGTCATCGGCCTCAGAACCTTTAAAATTAAGATAATTGTTTGTAGTATCCCAGCTAGTCCTATCGTCTATTGCGCACCAGTAGCCCAGCTTGGGCTGTGCAGCTGTGTTATATACTACTATCCTATTTTTAAACGGTACATGAAATTTTGCTGCTGGCATATTTGAAACTGCGCTTGCATTTCCTGCTCCACCGTCATGCTCAATTGCTTGGTCCCTGGATAAAGATGTGCCTATTAAAACATCGCTGAATTTACTAAACTGCCACAAGTTGTTTTTGCTGTCTGTTATAGTTACCCCGCCAGTCTTATCTACCCAAGTACCAGCATTATCCTTGTAGAATTTAGCTTCAGCTATGCAGAAAAATGCGGGCGTGCCTATTTTTAACTCGTAGATTCCGGTTATTTCAGCGGCTGCCCCAATTGTTGCAGAGTTATGTTTTGACCTACCAAATAATTTTGCTATGCCACCATCAGGCATATTGTAGCAGTTTAGAATGTACTCAGCTTGACCTTTCTGACTGATTTTGTCAGGAGTATCACTAATATTCATGCCGCCGTAAAGCCGAACTACATTTTGAAATAAGTCTTTTTTATACATTATAAATTATAATCCTGTGTCCTGTGAACCCTTCCCCTAATGGTTATTGAAGGACTAGGATACACTCTTTTAGGCTTTCCTTTGCGATTAACCTGCTTTGCTCTCAATTTTCCTAAAGACCTTTCAGCTAAAGTATCCCAAGCAAGAGCGCTTTCAGAATCCCCCATTTCAACTGAAATAAGGGCATTAGTCTTATAAACGAGTGCCTGGTGGTGATTTGTCGGAAGCTCGGGGATGTCGGAGTCTGCCGACAATTCAGTGGGATATTTCTGATACTCCATCTTTAGTGGAGAGTATGAGCTTACAAATTCACTATCAGGCACGTGAGTAAAGTAGACTCGCCATACACCAGCCTTTTTATTTACGTTAAATCCGTAGCAGTCTCCTTCGTCAATATCCTCCTCTTTCATCCATTCGTTATCATCGTAACAATCTAAGTCTTGACGCTTATTAGCAGTGTCTCTATAATAGATGCTAATAGGAGTATCTTCGTCCCAGTTAGCGGCAAGTGTCGACATTAGGTAATATTGCAAACTCGCAGTAAGAGCAACGTCAGCAGTCCTTTGAAGCCAGCTATACTTCATCTCGCTACAAATATCTCTTAGAGCATCGTTTACCTTTTTCTTAACGTAGGTTATATAGCTAGTAGTTTGGTCGCCCGTATCTCTAGCCGACTCAGTGTAAATATCCGAGAAGATTTTTCCTGCCATCTTTCACCTCTATTCGTATATGACTTCAATTTCGATAACCTGCGCTGTAGTAGTTGGAATGTAGCAGTATAATTTTTTAACATCCTTTACCACAGTCCATCCAGAAGTCGATGTCATAAAAACCGTAGTTGACCCGTCATAGTTATATCTAAAAAAGCCCGCCGTCGAATCTTCTCTAAGTTTTACTTTTATCTCTTTAACTCTATTGCTCCTATAGTCAGACTCATCAAATACTTTGTACCAAGTATTTGCTAGAGTCATTGTATAGTTTACAACTCTCGCCATTCTACCCATTAAGAGTCTCCGCTATTAGTTTGACAGCTTTTTCTAACCTCGCTCTAGCTGCAATAAGCTCTTCTCTTATTCCTTCGTTTTCTTGATTAGACCTTACTAAATTCTCTTTTTCTTTCTGAGCAAGCTTAATCCTTAGCTTCAAGTCTTCTTCAAGGGCCGCAATTTGACTCTTATCTTTAGACAGCTTTTCCTTATCAGATTTTAGGTTATCTTCTAAGTCGGCTAGCTCTTTTAACTTTAACTCCGTAGACTTTTTGAGAGAGACGTCTAAAAATTTATCTAGGTTCTTTTTCTTATTAGTAAGGTCGCTCACTTCCGACTGAAGGTCGTTAACATCGACCTGGAGATTTGCCTTTTTCTTTTCTAAATTATCGACATCCTTCTTTAGAGCATTCACCTTTTTTTCGAAATCACTAACGATTGTTTTTAAGTCTACGTCCATATTATTCCTCCTTTTTAGATTTCCTAGTTTTCTTCTTCGGCGCTTCTTCTTTTTCTACTATTGGAGCTCGAGTTTCCGGTATGTCGGTCTCAATTATTGCAAATTCATAAACACCTCTACTTATTTGCTTATTCTGTGCAAGCAAGTAAAGCGCATCGTCTATTTCTAATGCGACAATCTTTCTATCTGGATGGAATACCACCTTCCTTCTTCCGTCAAACAGCACCGCCTTAGGAAACATTTTTCCTTGATATGCAATATTAATCACTGTGCCACTCCTTTCTCTTGTGTGTCGATTAAGCTCACCTCAAATAGCGCTAAAATAACTACGGCCAGTACGCCTAGCCTAGTTACGTGCATTGTATCTTGAAACGCCATACTGATTAAAATTGCTATAATGCTTGCAAGATAAATCTTAGGCGTAAAATATTCTCTTCCTTTAATCCAAAGCTGCTTAAAATAGAATATCGCTGAGACTATAATTATTAAAAATGGAATTACTCCAAATTCGTACATCATTCTTAGGTACTCACTGTAGGTACTAGCTATTAAAGTAGCGCTCACATTTGTAGTAGCGATATAGTTATCGAAGCTATCTAAGCCCCTACCTAAGAGTATATTTTGAAAGGACTCCTTTAATGTAAAAATCCAAGCATCTTGCCTTGTTGAAATCTTATAAAAGAAGTTCGAAAAAAGCATCGGCACTAAAAAAGCTGCGAATATTGCAATGACGATTAGCGTACCGAGAGTCAACATTGTCTTGTCAGTCTTTCTTTTTAGCCAGCAGAGCATAGCTAAAGATGCGAAGAAGGCTAATAGAGCTGTGTAGGATTTTATCAACAAGAGAATGCCGCCAATTAAAAGCGCAAATAATCCCGGAATGGTGGTTGACATCGGAGCAATGAAGCTAAGAAAAATTGCCAGATATTTTTCTTTCGCCATTGCGCCGCAACTAATAGGCTCGCTATATATTAAATTTAATCCAAAAACTTGGAGAATAAAAAATGCTATGTTTATCCAAGCGAGGACTAAAAAATACTTTACGTAGGATTTTGCATCTTTTGCACTAGTGATAATTGTATAGTATAGGAGCGAGCCGAAGACAATATTAATGAAAGTCAAAGAAAATCCGCGACCACTTCTAGTTAAAGCCAGAAGAATTGAGACGCTTATTAGTAGAAGTAGGCTTGGATTAGAAAACTTACGCTGAGAATCTTTTAATATCCCTATAGAAAAAAGGATAAGAGTACCATAGTGGAAGAGCATTAGCTGTAAAGATTCTTGTTTAATTCCAGGAAGGTACAGTGTTGGAACTATAAGAATAAAAGCTTTTAGCCAAGTATCAAAACTAGTAATAATAGATAATAAACTTTGCATTCGAACTCTCCACAGTAATGCCATTAAAGCAAGTTATGCCAGGAAGTGTTTCAATTTTAGAATTTCCAGATGTCGCCTCACCTATCTCTAAAAGAACTGTCTTCCCTGATAAAGTGGTATTGCTCGAATCGTACACTGCTATCCATCCACCATTACTAGTTGCAAGAATATTTGCCCCAAATAGCTGTCCAGGCGAAGACTTAATAACATCCGTTCCAGTTGTAGAGTCTAAGCCACTTGAGACTTGCCTATTTTCATTGCGCGTTTCTGCATAGACTGGGCTACATAAAAGCCCAACTATCATTAGCGCTAAGATTAATTTTTTCATAAACTCCTCTAAAGGTATGAGGTGGAGAGGAGGGATATTTCCCCTCCACCTCAATAAAGCTACCTGTACTCTGCTATTGCATAACAATCTGTTACATCTACGTACAAGCCGTTCTCTGCTTGAATCGGAGGGTCAAACTCGTATCTTTTTGTATTATACTGCGTCGCCTCTCCTATTTCTATAATCAGATTCGAACTTGTCGAAGCGCTGTCGTAGAAATTAGCAAACGAATTCGAACTCGTCGCATAGATTGTTAGGCCATATATATAGCACGGCCTTCCTACCATTACTGCATCCTCGGTCTTCGTAACAGTCTTGACGTACCCAGCCTTTGTGTCTTCCCTGTCGTAAGGACCAGCCAGTGCGGTTCCTACAAATAGAAGGGATAGGCAAATTACAAATAACATTAACTTCTTCATAATTATATCCTCCTTTCTATTATATGGAACCTGGGTTCTTGCTATAAGCTTTCATAACAAGGTAGTTGGGTGTATTCCCAGCCGAATCTTTTATTGCTTGGAAACCGTATAGAGTTTCAATTCCGACTCCAGTAATGAAGCCGTAATCGTCTTTATCCTCTATTCTTTCAGGTTTCTGGCCCCAAGTTAATGCCATTATTTCTGAGCCAAATGCTATGATACTAGAAACATCACGCTGCGTTACGAGGGAGCCTGTTGCGTGAATTGCCGCAGTTGTCGAGTTAGCTCCACGAGTACAGCCTGTAAAGGTCCTGTAAGTTTTGCCTGTATAGGTAATTTCTTCAGACCCAATTTTAAGCGTTCCGGTAGAACCAAAAAACGCTGTGTACTGCTTTTGTTGACCTGCGCTTGCCGCCGCTGCTCCGCCGACCGTCACAGTTGTTGCTTCTGCTGACAATTCTCCGTACAATACAGTCTCAGGTCTTAAAGGCGAACCTTGAACGCAGTTAGCTGCCTTTACTCCTCTTAGAGTATAGACGAGCAATCCGTTCCATTCTACTGGACGACCAGAGAATATAGGGTTCTTTTCGCTTCTAAGATGTGCATACTGCACAGCTTCTAACCATTTTGAATCTCCGCGTAAGTTGTATTCGTCGATTTCGCTTATTACTACTCCGTAATGATAGGTTTCTTGGCCAGATTTGCCTTCAATAGATATTGGCTGAGCACCAAGTCTATCCATTGCAAGCTTAATCTTATCAAGCTCCTGTGTAGTAAAAGTATCGTCGTCTGACAAAGTTGCTTCGCTAGTTCCGTTTCCTGCATAAAGAGTATTAGACGCTTCTGTCAGAAGCTCGCTAAAAGCTTCTTTGTCAAGCTTTCTTCCGAGCCAATTTGATATCAAAGTTCTAGCTTGCGCCATAATATCAAAATTGACCTGCTTCTTTACTTTTTTGGTAAATGCGACAGCGTATCTTAGCCAGTCAACAGCGACATCAAACTGGCCAGTAGACATCTTGTCTTCATTGCCTCTTAACTCCGTTTCTCCTGTTACGCCTGGCCCGTAGAGCTCTGTCATGACCTGAATGTGTATAACGTCGCCTGCCTGATTAACGAAATCTGACTTTTCTATGATTGGCTGTCCTGAGAGCTCTGCGCCTTTCATTGGACCGAAAAAAGATTTTCTAGCTGCATCCATTCTCAGTCTTGCTTGCCAGATTTCCGGCTTGTTATAGTCCAGGTCGCTATCAGAATCTGTATTCATCGCGACCATGCTAGTAGGAGACGTGCCTTTTTCATTAAGCGATAGTGTCGCCCAAAGTCTCCTTAAAAATTCCATCATGATGTAATCCCTTTCTTATTTTTTGAGTTTAGAAAGGCGTTCATGTTCTTCTCTCTCAAGTTTATCGAGCTGCTCTTTAGTCATATTGCTTATATCCATAAGCCCGACCTTCTTTTGAGGCTTCCCACTTCCGTCGCCCTTCCCAACTATAAACTTCCCTTTAGGCTTTGGCTTTCCTTCATTAGAAGGCTTTTTGCCGCTAAGAAGTTCACTCGCTCTTTTGACTGCCCAGTACCCTGCTTCAGGCTTGCCTCTATAAGTAGACTGAAACTCCTTATCAGACTTCATTATTTCGGAAGCCTTCTTTCTTAAAGGAGAATCTTTTTGGAGAAATTCCGGGTAGTCTTTTATTATCCTATTTTCTGCTAAGAGCACTCTTACATAATAAGAAAGCTCCTGAACATATCCTTTAGCAGAATCAAATCTCTTGTTAATCTTTTCTACTAAAGGCCAACTACTCTCGTCTACTTCTTCTTTGCTAAAAGCAAGTTTGTCAAAATCGAGCACTTCTTTTCCGTCTTCGTTAGGCTTTTCTTGAGACTTTAAGACTTCTTTATTGATGTGAAGTTCTCCATTCTCATCTTCGACTAAAATTCCAAGCTCAACAAGCTTCTTAGCCTCAGTGGCCGTCTTATTGACCTTATCGAATCTGTCGCGCGGAATGTATTTGGAGCGGTCTTTACCGAGGTCTTTACCGCTGCCCTCGTCAGCGCCTTCCGCTCCTTCTTCGCCTTCTCCATCTTCAGAAGTTCCTTCTTCTCCTTCAGAGCCTTCAGAACCATCTGCTCCTTCTTCAGCACCTTCTTCACCCTCAGCTCCTTCTTCGCCGGTAGCAGTTGAGCCTTCTTCGCCCTCATCTTCGCCGCCGACAACTCCTGCCTCAGATTTTAAAGTGCCTACAAGCTGCCAAAACCATTTTACTAAAAACATATTACCCTCCAGTTTTATTACCGAGAGCCTGCCTCTCGTGGGCTTCCTTTAAAGCAGTTCTCACTTCAGTGAGATTTTCCATCTGCCATATAAGACTTCTTGGTTTATTTAAAAGAGAGTCTATCTCATTAATTCTAGCTATGAGCCTAACTCTCATATCATCGGTTTTCATTTCAGTTATATCTTCATCTAGTAACGTCAATAAAAGTCTCTCCTTGTCCTCTTTGTGTACTTTTTCTAGTAGCTGGTAATCCGGATTCATAAGGAGTCTTTTAGCAGCTTCACCTCTAAGCCTTATCTCTTGACGCTTTGCTTCTGATTCTAGCGCAATATCCTCTTTAGACTTGCGCTTGAATATTTGATTGAATAGGTTTTTCACCCTGACCTCCTTGAGGTGGCTTTTGTCCACTTAATGCAATTGAGTCCAAAACTTTCTGAGCAGCATTCCCTTCAGGCGTTCCTCTTTTAATCTTAGCTGTAGCTTTAAGCTGTTCCAGTTCTTGCCTCTTCTTGAGTTCTTGCTGAACATCTGCCTGCATTCTAATCATCTCCTGCTGAATCTCCTCCATAGAAGGAAGCTTTGCTTGTTTTATATTATATGCATCGCAGTATATCTGAGTAAGAACCTTTAGATTGTTCATTGTTGAAGGCGTCTGAGGAGAAAAGAAAATATTCTTAGATAGCATTGCTAGGTTTCTCTCAGCATCCTCTCTTTTCTTGTAAACATTTGCCTCAACAGATGTCCCTTTTGGTATAAAATTCCATCCAAGAGACATCGTAGTTGCCTCAATTTCCCTAAAAGGATTTTCGCTAGACTCCGTAACGTAAAATACCTTTTTATCCATTCCGGCTTCTTTGAGCATCTTAGCAGTCATTCTAATATTGGCTTCAAAGAGCTTTTTATTAGTCATTTGTAAAAGCGCAATCATGGTATCGAACGAAAAATTCCCTTCACCTATTATTGCCATAATGCCACGCGCTGTCTTATTCTCGGCAATACTTGAAACTGAACCTGTCGTATAATCTGTTACGCCGAAGAGCTTTTGAATTAATCCCAGCGTAAATTCAATTATCCATTGAGATGTAAATTCCGACCTGCTTCCCATATCAAGTCTACCGAGCCTTGCTTTATCTGTTACACCCCAGAATTCATGAGGTCCAAACTCATGTATCTCTGGGTCAAAGCCTGACTCCTCGTCATAGACAAACGGTGGATGAGAATTGATTGTATCTCTATTAGCCATATTATTAAAGAAGCAGTCTATCAAATCCCTAATCCCTTTTGCGAACTCTGGAATTGATTTCCCTTCAAATCTATGAGACATTGGCATAATTTGATAATGAAAAAACATCCTCTTACCACGATATGGATTTTGTATCCAGCCAAGAAGCACTCCTTTTTCAAGGGCGTAAAGAGCAATGATTTCTTTTGGCTTTACTTCGCCATTACTGTTTTCAATATCAACTTCTGCCCATACTTCAATCAAGTCGATTCTCTTAGTGATTAAAGATTGGGTGTCATCAGTTTCACCTTCGTCTTTCAATTCGTCTAGATTTTCATAACCTCCGTCCCCCTCTTTTTCTGATTCTCTCTTTTTAAGCCAGCTCCAAGACTTTTTAAATCTATGAGCACACCAAGGCATTTCATCTATGTCCCAAGTATCGCAGTCTTCTGGGTAAATAAAATTGCGAGGGTCGACTGGAACTGCCTTTGTTCCAAAATAGGTTTTATCTGTCTTCTCGTACGTTATTTCCTCGACTCTAGGAATAAGCCCCGTTGCCGGATTGACTGGAGGCTGAAAATCTTCAGCTACTTCTATTGGATATCCGTCAGGCCACTCAAGGTCATATTCGTTCTTATTATTCGGATCTGGAATTGGCTCATTTGTCTGAGGGTCAATTAATGTAAAGTGAGTCTCTTCCCAGGAATACTCCTCATCTGCCTCAATAAGCTTTATTACGCCGTCTCCGGCTAAACAAACATCCATTGCAGTATCAAAGAAATTTCTCTCAAAATTCATTTCACATTCAAGCGAGTAGGAATTATATTCTTCTACTACTTTTGCCTTATCGTAATCAGATTTGCCCCTACCAGATACATTTGCTATAGGCTTCGAGCCTAGAATAGTTTTTACAAACCTAGCGACAATTGCCCTTATTGTTATTGCTTCAATTGGAATGCCGACATCACTAGAATCTTCCCAAGGTTCAGTCTTTGGAAACTTCTCCGGGTCATCGCCGTAGCTTAGGCCTTGAATTGACCTTACGGCTTCGAATCTTTTAGTCCAAGCATCGATTGTCTTCTCCCTAGACTCAAAGGCTTTAACTCTAGGCTTAACTGTTCTTTCGATGAAATCTTTTATGATTTGACTTTGCTTATTTCTGTCTGCCATAAACTCCTCTTTTTAGCAACCTGGAGGTGTAAAAAGC